AAGAGACAGATCTTCAAAGATTACAAATCAGGAAGAAGACCACAGAAGTTAAATCGATACTACGGTGATGATATTCCCGACACAGTGGAAAATAGAAATCATCAGATAAATGTATTGATAGCAGTATTGAGAAATTTACCAATAGTTCAAGTATATGTTACAGATTGTGAAGCAGATGACGTAATTGGCTATCTATCTAAATACTCACTCAAGGGATGGCGGAAGGTTATAGTTTCTTCTGATAAAGATTTTTATCAGCTACTAGATAAAAATACACTTATCTACTCACCTACGTGGAAAAAATTTGTTTCTTTTAAAGAAGTAAGGGAGAAATTTGGAATATCTGCTGAGAATTTTTGTCTTGGGAAGTCAATTTGTGGAGATAAATCTGACAATATACCAGGGGTAAAAGGTGCAGGATTTAAAACCGTCGCAAAGAGATTTCCATTTCTTAAAAAAGAGAAATTTTTTTTAATTTCTGATGTTATATCTGAGTGTCAAAAACAGATAGAAAGTGGGTCTAGTGTTAAGGTATACAAGTCAATTATAAATTCGGAAGATGTCATAAGGAGAAATTGGAAATTAATTAATCTTGATACGAATAATCTTTCGCATTCTCAAATTAAAAAAATAGAAAATTCAATTGATACTTTTTCCCCGGCAAGAAATAAAATGAATATATTAAAAATTTTAAAAGAGCAATCAATTCAAAATATAGAGATTGACAGATTCTTTTTATCAATGAAATTTCTTAAGTAGGTGAGAACTAAATGAACGAAGAAGCATATTTTGGCAAGTATGGCAAGACTTTTCAGGAAAAGATATTTCAAGCATTTATCGCAGATTCAAACTGGGCAGCGCAGATGATTGAAGTAATGACCCCCACGTTTTTTGAAAAAGAGTATTTGAAATATCTTACATCTAGGTACTTTACATATTACCAAAAATATAAGTGTTTTCCTACTCTTCCTCTTTTGGTGACAATTATTAGAGATGATCTTAGAGAAGGCAATGATGTAATACTAAGAGACCAGATAGTTGAGTTTTTGCATCGTGTAAAAACCAATCCAGACATTGGTGATCTTTGCTTTGTTAAGGAAAAATCTTTAGATTTTTGCAAAAAGCAAGCGCTAAAGGACGCACTCGAGCAAGCTGTTGATCTGATTGCAACTGAAAAATATGATTCAGTTGTAACTTTAATGAAAGACGCGATTTCAAAAGGTACGCCGTCAACTATTGGTCATGATTTTTTTAACGAGTGTGATGCTAGATTTACAAAAATTTCTAGATCTACATGTCCTACTGGAATTATTCAAGTTGATAAAAAAGACATCCTGAACGGAGGCTTGGGACGCGGTGAGCTTGGAGTTATTACTGCTCCAACAGGTGTAGGTAAGTCTCATTTTCTTGTTCATATTGGCTGCGAAGCACTTCGTGTAGGAAAAAATGTAATTCATTATACGTTTGAATTATCAGAAAGAGCTGTAGGGATAAGGTATGATAGCAATCTTTGTGATATTCCTAGTAACGATATTGTCGATAGAAAGGATGAAGTTATTAAAAAATATGAGGACGAAGATCTCGGAAGGTTAATTATAAAAGAGTATCCGACTGGAAGTGCAACAGTTATGACTGTTCGAAATCATATTGAGAAACTTCTATTAAAGGGCTTTGTTCCAAGTTTAGTTATTATTGACTATGCTGATATTATGAGATCGTCTCGTTCATATGATTCTCTACGACATGAGCTTAAACTTGTCTATGAAGAGTTGAGAAATCTATCGATGGATATGAACTTCCCCTTATGGACTGCATCACAGGCAAATAGAGAGGCATCAAACGCTTCTGTTGTTGGGCTAGAGAATATGGCTGAAGCTTATGGAAAAGCAATGGTGGCTGACGTTGTTCTTTCACTTTCAAGAAAGCCACTTGAAAAATCAACAGGATGTGGAAGGCTTTTTATCGCAAAGAACAGGGTTGGAAGAGATGGAATTTTATTTCCTGTACACTTAGATACATCAAAATCTAAGATTAGAGTTGTAGAAGAGGCTGCGGAAATGTCACTATGTGATGTTATTGAATCTGATAAATCAGATATGAAAAATCTTTTAAAGAAAAAGTGGAGACAAGTCAATTCTTAAGTGTAATATTGTCATAAGAATTGTGTTGTAGCTAGGAGAAATATGTGTTCACATATGATGAAGTTTATCAATCTAGTTTAGAATACTTTGACGGTGATACTCTCGCTGCAAGTGTATTTGCAGGAAAGTACGCGCTTTCCGATAGAGATGGAAATTTTTATGAGAAAAATCCAGATGACATGCACAGAAGGCTTGCAAAAGAATTTGCTCGAATAGAATCAAAGTATCCAAACTCTATGACATATGAAGAGATATACGATCTTTTCAGAAATTTCAAATACGCAATTCCTCAGGGAAGCCCAATGTCTGCTGTTGGAAACAAGCACCAGATTCAAAGCACTTCTAACTGCTTTGTAATTGAATCTCCTTATGATTCATACGGCGGAATTCTTAAAACTGATCAGGAATTAGTTCAGATTGCGAAACGTCGTGGCGGTGTAGGTTTTGATCTAAGTAAAATTAGACCAAAGGGAGTATCAACTGGAAATGCAGCTCGTACGACTGATGGCATTGAAGTGTTCATGGACAGATTCTCTAATTCTTGTAGAGAAGTTGCACAAGGCGGAAGACGTGGTGCACTTATGCTCACAATATCAGTTCATCATCCTCAAATTAGAGACTTCATAAAGATTAAGCGAGAACTTACAAGGGTGACAGGCGCCAATATTTCAATTCGTATCTCTGACTCTTTTATGAATTCTGTTCAAGATGACAAAGATTTTGAGATGAGATGGCCAACCGATTCACAAAATCCTGAGATAGTTGAGCACGCCAATGCGCGAGAAGTGTGGCACGATATAGTAGAAAGTGCACATATGTCTGCTGAACCTGGAGTTCTCTTTTGGGATACAGCGACACGAATGACACCATCTGACATTTACGCTGAAGAAGGCTTTGAATCTATTTCTACTAATCCTTGTGGAGAAATTATTCTCTCCTCATATGATAGTTGCCGTCTGATGCTTGTTAATCTTTCAAGCTTTGTTGTTAACCCATTTAAGAAAAAGTCTAAATTTGATTTTCAAAAATTTGGAGAAGTAGTAAAGAAGACGCAGCGTCTCATGGATGATATGATTGATCTCGAGATAGAGCAGATTAATAAGATCATACAGAAAGTAACTTTAGACCCTGAACCCATGAGTGTAAAGAAAACAGAGCTTGATCTTTGGAAGCGAGTAAGAGATCAGGCGAAAAACGGAAGAAGGACAGGGTTGGGAATAACTGCACTTGGTGACACTCTTGCATTTCTTAATATTCAATACGGAAGCGAAGAGTCAGTTAAAATGATTGAAAAAATTTATAAGTGTCTTAGCTTAAATTCGTACAGAGCTTCTTGTGAAATGGCAAGAGAAAGAGGTGCGTTTCCGATACACGACCCACATCGAGAGAGAAATCATCCATTTCTTTCGAGAATATGGGATGCAGATAGTGAGCTTTGGGATATGAATGTACGGTGGGGAAGAAGAAATATAGCACTAACAACAACTGCACCGGCTGGCTCTGTGTCAACACTTTCTCAAACTACGTCTGGAATTGAACCTGCATTTCTACTTTCCTATACTAGAAGAAGAAAGATTAATAATGTTGATGAATCATCGACTGTAGATTTTGTCGATGATGTTGGTGACAAGTGGCAAGAATATACTGTATATCATCACGGATTTAAGTGTTGGATGGATCAGCTCGTTGTTGGAGAAGGTGAGACAATGAGTGATGAAAAGCTTGAAATGTTAAGTCCGTACAACGGGTCAACATCAAATGAGATTGACTGGACAAATAAGATTAGGATGCAAGCAGCTGCCCAGAAATGGGTGTGTCATGCAATATCAAATACAACAAATCTGCCAAGTGATATTGACGTAGAATCAGTTAAAGAAGTTTACATGAAAGGATGGGAACTTGGCTGCAAGGGAGTTACTGTATATAGGGATGGAAGTAGATCAGGTGTGCTTATATCCAATGAATCAAGTGGTCAGAATTCAACACTGTGTTTTTCCACAAATAGAGCACCAAAGAGACCAGAAATCTTACAGTGCGACATTCATCAGGCTTCTATTTCAGGAGAACCATGGACAATAATTGTTGGGCTTATGGAGGGAAAACCATACGAGATATTTGGAGGAAAGTCTGAATATGTTGAAATTCCAAAAAAATATAGGGCTGGATTTCTAACAAAGAAGCAAAGAAAGACAATGAACTCTAAGTATAACTTAAGTTTTGGAGAAGAAGGAGAAGAAATAGTCGTAAAAGATATTGCAACAGTATTTGACAATCCAAATTACTCAGCATTTACTAGAACGATATCACTAGCATTGCGACACGGCGCACCAGTTAATTATGTTAGTGAACAGCTCCAGAAGGATAGAGATGCAGATTTATTTTGCTTTTCAAAAGTTATTGCTAGATGTCTTAAGAAATATATCATGAATGGTACGAAACCTGGAAATGGAACACTTGATTGCAACTGTGAGAATGCAGAGGACTGTGAAGTTGTATATCAGGAAGGGTGTGCAACGTGTCTAACTTGCGGGTATGCTAAATGCGGGTAAGAGATTGGAATAAAATTTTAGTATCAGGCAAGTGTGGAAATTATTATGATAAAAATCCTTGTAGGGCACATACTTGTAATCTTAAGCATGCATTTTGTGAAGGCCACAGGAATCTAATAGAGAAAAGTAAAAATGACAAGAAGTGACAATGGAGATTGATTACGAGGAAGATCTTCTAAAGTCTGGTCTGGTATTCAACACACCGAGCGCTAAGAGAACATGCGGATGCGGGGAATCTATTGCTTTTTAGGAGAAAATATGAAGTGGACTACAGAAATATCACATTTAATTAAGGAAGTTGAATTAAGAAAAAACCCAGTTATTGTAACAGTTAATAAATTCGACGAGAAGTCAGCAAAAGAATTTCAACAGCAAGTATCTTTAGCACACAATACAGGCCAAAAGGTGATTCCTATTGTCATAGACTCGTACGGTGGTCAGGTTTATTCACTAATGTCGATGATTAGTGCTATTAAACATGCTGAATTACCCGTAGCAACAATAGTTGAGGGTAAGGGTATGTCTTGCGGTGCTATACTTTTCTCTTTTGGGGAACAGGGATTACGCTTTATGGATCCAGATGCAACTGTGATGATACATGACGTTTCGTCAATGGAGATTGGAAAGGTTGAAGAGATAAAGGCATCAGCAGATGAAACTGAAAGGCTTAATCAAAAAGTTTATACCATGATGGCTAGAAATTGTGGTAAAAAAGATGATTATTTTTTGAAGATTGTTCATAAAAAAAGTCATGCTGATTGGTATCTAGACGCAGAGGAATGTAAGAAGCATGGTCTAGCAAACCAGTTGAGGGTACCCAAGCTTAAAATTAATGTTTCAGCAGACATTGATTTCGAGTGATAATACAGTGGAGCTTATTTCTACTCATATTTGCAAAGGTAAGAACATAGGTGTCCACGGAAACCTATTTGGCGGAACAATGCTTGCTTGGCTTGATGAAGCTGGTGGTGCATTTGCATCTCAAAGCATTGACTCACCTAGAATAGTGACAGTGAAGCTAACAGAAGTAACTTTTAAAAAACCAATTAGGCCTGGTCACATTATTAAAATATACGGCGAGGTTGTGAAAATTGGAAACACATCAATAACTATTAATCTTGAAGCTAGACGTCACAGTCCGTACAATGGCACACAGAGAATTGTGTGTCAAACTAATATAACGTATATTAGAATCGACGGAGATGGAGATTCGATACCAATAAGTAATAAAGTAAAAGAAAAATTTAATAATTTAAAAAGCGAGAGGGATAATGGATAAGGATTTTTATAATAAATCAAGCTCAGATAGTTTGGGGTGGGAACCTGAATGGTTTGGTTGTGACGAATTTGATGTTAACTTAGTAAATGCTGTTAAAAGGTGGCAAAGAGATAATAAGCTGACTGCTGACGGACTTGTGGGTCCAATGACATATAGGCGTATATGGACTGAGAGAGAGTCTAATATTTCTGATTATGAACCTTCTAGACCCAGAAATTCATACAGACAAGGTGATAAGAACATAGTACATAATGGTCACTTTATTCCTATTGAATGGGACAATGTGATTCTCTGGGACGAGGACGATGGACTTAGATCTAACAAGGGTTGTTACACTGATTACTCTGGAAAGCCAGATAGAAAACCTACTATGTTTGTTAATCACTGGGATGTGTGTCTTAGCTCAGAATCATGTGAAAAAGTTTTAAATAGACGAGGCGTATCAGTCCACTTTTGTATTGATAATGATGGAACAATATATCAGCTATTAGATACACAGCACAAAGCGTGGCACGCAGGAATTAGTAATGGGGTCGGTGGAAACTCAAAGGGAATAGGTGTGGAAATTTCTAATGCCTACTATTTAAAGTATCAGGATTGGTATGTTAAGCATGGATTTGGGGAGAGACCTATTCAAGAGAGTGCAACTGTTCATGGAAAAACTCTTGATCCGTTCTTAGATTTTTATCCAGTTCAGCTTGAGGCACTTAAGGCGCTTTGGAAAGCTGTCCACATAGGAATCGGAATACAGTTAAATTATCCAAAAAATTCTGCAGGTCAGCTTGACCTTGGCTTGTGTGCAGGTGTATACGATGAGTGTGTTAAAGGTAAGTTTCACGGATTCTGCAACCATTACAATTTCACGAAGACCAAAAAAGATTGTGCAGGACTTGATCTTCCCGCTCTTTTAAATGAGGTTAAAAAGACTCCAATATACTGTTTGGATAGAAATTAGACGCTTGTAAATGCTATAATTTCATGTGTATATTTTTAATATGCATTGGTCACCACCTAAATCACCTTATAATCTAATACAAGAGTACCTCTGGGAGGACCCATGGAGGATATTTGTAGCTTGTATTTTTTGTAACTTAACCAAAAGAGTTCAAGCTGAACCGTACATGTGGAAATTTTTTAGCAAATATCCAACTCCAGCTGATGCGTCAAGAGCTGATCCAGAAGAAATTCAAAAGATGATACAGCCTCTCGGCCTCTCTGGAAGACGATCTAAGACACTTGTTAGGATGTCTGATGATTATCTCAACAAGGACTGGAAAGATGATCCAGATGTTCTCTATGGTATCGGAAAGTATGCTTCTGATGCATACCGTATTTTTTGCCTGGGAGAGTGGAAGGATGTTGAACCCAAGGATCATGCACTAAATGATTATCAATCATGGCTAAAAAGCATATGCTAAAGATAATTATAGGTAATGATTGACGTAAGAAAAAATGCAGCGATTATCTTTGAGCATATAAATCTCACAGAGGCTGATTATGAGGATGTAGAGGTTGTTGGATTTGACATACAGGACGAGCTTGAGCCCCAGATCTGGGATCAAGATGGCCACATGAATCAAGAAGTCAGGGAGAGGTTGCTACAAATAGCAGATGAGTTTATTGGAAGTCTTCTGTTTGAAATTAAAATTGATGACATCAGGCTTACTGGATCTCTTGCAAGCTATAATTGGTCACAATTTTCTGACGTAGATCTCCATATAGTCGTTGACTTTAATAGCATTGATGACGATGAGGATCTCGTTAGAGCTTACTTCAATGCAAAGAAAACTATATGGAACATAAGACATGAGATATACATCTACGATTATGAGGTAGAGATATATGTTGAAAATTTAGGAGACACGCACATAGCTTTGGGCAAGTACTCTGTAGATAGCGATGTGTGGATCAAAGAGCCATCACCAGATATTGATGCTGATATTGAGACTGAAGATGTTAAAAAGAAGGCTTCGTCAATAATGTCTCAAATTGAATACGTTGAATATATTTCGAAAGATAATCCTGCAGAGGCTGAAAAGCTCGCAGAGAAAGTAAAAGAGAAGATAAGGAAAATGAGAGCGTCTGGCTTGGTGTCTTCAAAGGGTGTGTACTCAGTTAAAAATATTGCATTCAAAGTCCTAAGAAGAAACGGTTATCTTGAACGATTAAGCAGTGTAAAGACACAGTCATATGATAGGGCTATGTCTTTAGCAAATGTATAAAAATAATCCACATTTAATATCATGATCATCACAGAGAAAAGATTGAGATCAATTATAAGAGAGGCTATGCTTTCAGAATCAATCACTAGGTCAAGTTTGGAATTAGCCGTTGACAATGCAATAAAAAAACTAGAGCTTGAAAGCGTTTCTGGTCTTAGAGAGTTCATGCTAGAAATAGCTAATGCTGAATCTGGGCACAATCCCCGGGGGTTATCGCATATTACTCATTACAACTCCAACCCTTTTCAAATGACCAATATTGCAATTAAAGCAACAAGTGTATGGGGAGATGGGACAGAGCAAGAATCAACCGCTGCAATGAGAGATGCGTTCAATAGAAACTCAAATGCAATAAACACGTGGAGTGATCAAGATTATGCAGAGATCAAGTCAAATTTAAAAATGTCTACTATTGCAGCAGCAATGTATATTATGTTTGAGCTTGATGGACAAAGCATAGGATCTAATGTTGAGGAAAGAGCACGACAGTGGGAGAGTATTTATAATAAAGAGGCTGGAGAGATAGGTGGTGAAGAAGAGAGAGCTGAGAAAAAAGAGTCTCAGATACAAATGTATATAAGAAAAAATAGCTAGAGAGTCAATCCTCAAACTTGCGCAGTCTAGCAACACCATCAGTCACAGTAACATATGTCTGGTGAGTTACCCAGTCTCCAGCATTAATATATGTTTTAATATGTTGCTCAGCATCTACCCAGATTAAAGCCTCTGGGATGTGCGTGTGACCCATTATGAAGACATCAATTTTCGCGTGGTGTCGAAGTATGTGAATGATAGATCTAAGCTTGTGCTTCTTTATCTGCTTCTCAGTCCACCATGTCGTGAAGTCAAAGTTGAATGTGAACTCTAACATATTTTGAATAACGGATAGCAACTTAACAAACACCCTATTGGCGAACGCACCTTTATCATAAGTGTCCCCGTGCTCAATTCTAAATCTTCTACCGTTTTCCTCAAAGTCGTATCTTTTCATAAATTCTACATTCATGATTGTTTTTCCAATCACGCCTAAAAGACTTTCATCGTGATTTCCGACAACATATATAACTTTCTTGGACTTTCTAATCTGATTTAATATTTGAAGACACCGTTCTGTGAAGACGGGAATCTTAATGAAGTCTATGATATCACCAGCAAGTATGATCTCATCACAATCCTCTGACTGCAGAAAACGTAAAAGTGCGTCAGAGTTATAAAATCTTGTGCCTATGTGGGTGTCAGATATTATGACTCTTTTCATTAAACAACAGCAACCTTTATATTAATATTATATTCGAAATATAAACAATGTTTTCACTAACTGTTTACTAAGGAGAAATAATGGGTGAGTCTAAAAGTAGTGATATGAGATTTAATGATGAGGTTATCGGTCAAATTGCAAAGCTTGTCCAGCTTGCAATTTTGACGGGTACAGATATCGTTGATAATCTTCGCATGATGCATGTATCTTTTGATGATGAGACAGAGACTCTAGTCTTATCAGATGAGTACAGGCAGCTGGCTGAGGAACAAGTTGAAAAGCTTATGGAGGAGATTGCAGCGTTTCAATCGGAGCAGGAGTAGAAATGAGTGA